ACTCAAATGAAAATGTCAGACTATCACCTGAGAATACTCGCAGAAGGGATAAATAATAGAGGTAGGGTGATGACTACTCTGGCTGAGAGGTTATATTCATCCCCTGAGACTGCAAGAGATGCTCTTATTAGCCTTGAGTCTTGGGGTTTTTTGCGGTTAGACCCGAATACCTGTGGAATGTTCATAGTGATTAAAGCCCCGCCTGAAGCATTTGAGATGGCAGAAAGGCTCAAAGAAGCAAAACAAAAAACCGATGAAAACATAAATAAAATAGATATAGAAGAGGGAGAAAAAGAGGAGGGAGAGAATGAAATTCACGAACAAAATGGAGTTTCCTGTTTATGTCAGGCAATGGCTGGAATTTGACAGCTATGACAGAGAAGAAAACACAATAACAGCAACAGGCTTATTGAGACCGATACGTATGCTACTTCTGGAAGAAAGACATAAAGACGAAATAGAAATAGACTTATCTGATGTTATTGCTTCACGATGGGGGACGGCACTCCACGACAGTTTTGAGAAAGTAGGTATAAAGGGCTCAATACAGGAACAAAGATTTAGGACAATAATAGATGACAAAATAATTACTGGCAAAGTTGACATGATAATAGGCGATAAACTTGTTGATTTGAAATCTACAAGTGTTTGGACATATATATATGCCAGCAAGCTGGAAGATTACAGGAAACAGTTAAGTGTTTACAAATTACTTGCTGAAATGAACGGAATAAAAATAAACTCTGCAGAAATTATGTTCTTGTTTACGGATTGGAGCAAGAGCAAATCAAAAGACAAAAATTATCCGTCTACACGGATATTAATCCAGCCAATTCAATTATGGAAAAATTCTGAAACAAAAATCTGGATAAGTGCAAGATTAAAATTAATTGATTATTACAAGAACAATAATGAATTACCCGAATGTTCTAAAGAAGAACTCTGGCAATCCGACACTACTTTTGCAGTATATAAAGGAACAAACACAACAGCAACAAAAATATGTGATACACAAGAAGAAGCCGAAACACTCAAAAAGAAGCTCAATGGCAGGATAGAAGAACGATTAGGCAAAGTAAAAAGATGTGAATATTGTAATGTCCGACCGTTCTGCGAACAATACAAAAATCTTAAAAAACAGGGTTTAATCGAATAGAAAATATTGATTATACCCCGCAGGTAAGCGGGTAAAAAACCCTCAAAAACCGATAGTTTTATATATAACCTGACCGATAAGTATTTAAATCTTCTATACAATAAATTATTGTAATTAAAAAAGAATAATAAAAACTCCCGCAATGAAGCAGGGGAAAAGGAGGGATGTATATGTCAGAGCATCAGTTAATCAAATATTGCCCGAGTTGTCAATGTCCGCAAACTTTTACAGTTAGCGGAAGCGAAACAAAGGGTTCGTGTAATATATGCGGCTGGACATTCGGAAAAAAGACAATCCCTTATTCTTCAAAAGCGTGGGGATTAGGTGTATTGATAATAACAGGAGGTGAATAAATGGATGAACAAATAATAAAATGGATGGAAAAAGAAAACACAAACAACACAAATAAATATGAAAATTTATCTATTGTAATGGCTGATTGTATTTCTGAAACGGTAGATTTCACAGAAAAAATTAAAAAAATAGGTAAACAGAATAATATGGAAGATTCAGCAGAACTACTAATTTCGCAGTTAATTTCTGGCGTCGCTTTCGGGGTAGCAGATACAATAGATGAAGCAATAACTGATGTGATAATTATGAAAGAAACGGAACAAGACTTCAAGAAAGACATGGACGACCTTATGCAGATGAGATTAGCCCGGCACGCAGAAAATTATAAAGAGAAAACAGGTAGAGACATTGACATCATAGAAGCCCAGAACTGGGTATCGGGTTTCTTGGAAGGTCTTGATGCTTTAGGCTTTCTTATTGAGCAGAAAGATTATATAATCTGCAAAGAAGGCTTAAAAATAAGAAAATTTGGAGGTGATTAAAACGAAAATTGTCTTAGGAAAGAAAATCACAGAAGTAAGATATATGACAAAAAAAGAAATGGAAGATGAGGGCTGGAATAAATTTGATGACCCACCTATTGTTCTTATATTAGAAAACGGAATAAAGATTTTTCCGTCTTCTGACTATGAGTGCAACAGCCCGGGGGCATTACTTGGAAATTATAAAGGGATTTCGTTTTATATCCTGCCCGAAGTATCAATGGAGGAGACAAATATAATAACAAAAGCTAAAAAAACATGAAGAAAGAAAGGAGGGAGGAAATATGGAGATAAAAGTGAAGACATTCTCAACAAAAACAAAGGGAATAATGGACGAGAATGAGAACTGGTATAACATGGAAGACCTACTCGACCCAGCGAGCAGGACATTAATCGAAAAAACAATGAACGAACTTACAAGAGGTTCAGTAGTCGAATTAGATATAGGGCCTGACGGATTCTATAGGGGAATTAAAATTATAAAAAAAGCTGAAAAAACAAACACATTCAAGAAAGAAATGGACGATTATATAGGATTCGAGGCGCTATTATCTGAGGTTCATAAACACAAAGACATCTCAATCCAGACTGAAATGTTAAGAGATAACGAAGGAAAGAGTTTATTAACTAACGGATATGTATTCAAGGCAACAATAACCATAGGCAAGAGCATCTTCACTGGACACGGAGACGCCGACAATACAAATACCACAAACACGACTAAGGATGCAATGATAAGGTTCGCAGAAACCAGAGCGATAGCCAGAGCGTGTAGAATGGCTATTGGGATAGGCATGACAGCAAAAGAAGAGCTGAGTGGTGGAAGTGTATGATATACATAACCGATTATTTCCTTTTCAGCCAGTTTATTAGAGGGAAATTACGGCATTATATAGTCCCTGAAGACGAATACGACTATGGAGAAATCAGAGTAAGTGACATACATGATGTCGTTTATGCTGAGAGGCTTAAAGGTGAAATCAATACAGAGATAATCGGAAAAATCAGAATCAAAAGTATAGGGATATTGCAATATAATATTGATGAATCATTCAGATTCAAAGGCAGAAAATACAAAAAAAATGCCGACATAATATCAATGATAGCAAATAGTGCAGGCTTCATGGACACAGACGAAATGCTTGCATATCTGAACATGAAGTATGCCCTTGACCGCCGGTTTATGGTGATTACATGGGAGATATTGACAGGATAACCGACATTGAAATATATCCGAGACGGATATACTCAATATGCAGGACTGAAGGTAAGATGAGCAAAAAGCTCGACTATGACAGAACAAAAAATACCTTCACTTGTGAATGTATGAGTTATCTGGTGAGAGGCTATTGTCGACATATAAGATTATTCAGGGAAACCCTGATAGAAAAAAGGTTAATGGTGATAAACGTGGACTATAATCAGGTTAATAAAATATTCAGGAAATATAATATTGACATAAGCCAAAGAAAGAATGTTAATAAGTTCATATTCTTCAATGCTGAAAGTGACAAACACAGGCGGGCTAAATTCGCCAAATGTGAAGAATTACTGAAATTAAAACATGATTTTATTTGTGAAGCATTAAGTTCCAAAAATGGCAGGCGTTATGACTTGATTGACCTTACGGATGATATAATCTATGAATTTGAGACGACTAATATAATAAAAAAAGGAGCGAAAACAATACAGGTGAATTAATTATTTAAGGAGGGATAAAGATGGATGTAAGGATTAATAAGCGAAAACCAATAATGAGAATAGCTGAAGAAACAGGATGGATGGACAAATCGGGCTATGATGAGATAGCTAAAGAGGACAACAAAATAGCTGAGATTAAATGGCTTAGTGATGAATTGGGAATAAGATTTGTGGGGAGATACTAATGCGTACATTAAGTTTACCTGAGTATGCCTATGGAAATCTCATAGGCATCCTCCACGATATAGAAGACATAAACGAGGAGGCAAAAGAAATATTGATTTTTTTAGGTGAGGAAGGTGAGAATAATGAGGATATATAAATTAACATTCAGGGAAAGAATGGAAATTGAAGAGGAGGAAGTTCTAAGAGACCGCCTGCGAAAGGCAGATATGGTGGAAAATGAGGTGGAATGATATAAAGTGATGACATGACTGTTTACGAGGATTTCTGTGATAAAGCTGGAAAACAGGCAGAAGTGACGACATATATGGGTATTATTAGAGGGGTTATCCAGCTCTATCATAAGAGCAAGACGGTTGTCATGACCGATTTTAAAGGTAATGAGTTTATGATAACAGAGAGAAACAGAAACAAGATAAGATTACTATAATAGATGGTAATGGGCAGATTCATGAATAAAGAATAAAGGAGGAATATTATGAATTATAATAATATAGTATTTGAGTATTTGTCAGTGAGATGTCCGGTATATGGTAGATACATTCCTGCCGAAGACACATTTAGAAGGATAAAAGGTAGGTCATGTTATATTAATACATACTTAGATTTTATAGATATTGACAATCACCCAACAAAGAGGGATATGTAAATGAAAAGAAATAAATATCCACAGCCATATACACTTGCAAAATTATTTGGGTTATCACAGGATGATTACTACATTCAACAGTTACATAATGCCCTTAAAAGAGGAGAAAAATATCAAACAGAAGAAAAGTTATTGCATTTACATTATGAACAAATGAATAAAGGAGAAATAAAAAATAAAAAATAAAGGAAGTGATTAAAAATGCAATGGTATCTTGTAATACTCGGTTTGGTTTTAGTATTTTTGGGAGGAGCTATAATCGGTCCTATAGCTGTACTTGCCGGTATATGTGTGTTTTGTATTGGATTAGTATTGAAATCAAAGCAGGAACAATATTATGAATTAAAATTAAAAAAGTTAAAAAAAATTAAAAAAAAGACTGGAGAGGGAACTGAATGAAGAAGAGAACTAAAACTAACTTAACGCATATAATTCGTGCATTAAGACAAGTGTGGTTACATAGTCCAGAAAGAGCAATGGCTTTAAAACGGGATAAATACACCTGCCAAATTTGTGGTAAAAAACAAAGTAATGCTAAAGGCAAAGAGCATAAAGTAATCGTTCATCACTTAATACCATGCGGTGAAGTCAAAGAACTGAAAGATTTCGGTCAGTTTATAGAAAGATTATTCTGCCATCCGGATTACCTGATGACCGTCTGTTCAAGCACATATGGAGACTGTCATAAAAATGCTCCGATTTACAAAAACACAGATAATTATTTATTACAGAAAACAAAAAAACAAACAAGGTTGGTGAGATAAATTAATTTTAAATGTCAAAGATGCGGTGAATGTTGTAAACGGGAAGTAATAGTTACCAGCATCGATATTAAGAAATGGCTCATGAGAAAACGGTTAGATATAATAGCATGTTTAAAGATTGAAAACGATAAAATAATAATCCCGAAACAGAATATACTCAAAACACGCAAATTCAGCATATTTAAGGGCTTAAAGACCCAAGATGACCAGTGTATCTTTTACAGCCGAAAGTGCCTTATATACGATGACAGGCCGGTTTCTTGTGAATATTATCCATGCGGAGACCTAACTAAATGTAAAGGAATCTATAATTTAACACAGACCGATTTAGAAATTGATAAAATTTATCAATTCCGAATAAAACAGAACGAATTAATAACAAGATTATTATTACCATCAATGAATAATATGATAGAGAATGCAACGAAAAGCATAAAAAAACGGCATTTAAAGAAAATCATAAGAGGTGTAAGATGAACATACTGACAATAATTTATTATGAAATAGCGATTTTATTGTTTTTATTAATCCTGACAATTATAGTTTATATAATTGTTGGGGTACGAACGAAGAAGCATGAAACATATACAATAAAATCGCCAGACGGGACATTCTATGACGACTGACAGCGTAAGCCAGATAGAAAAATGGGTAAGGCACAATATGCGTCAGAATGAAGACCCTATACCCAAGCATGCAGAAGGTAGGATTTATAGGCAGATAGCCGAAGGAATAAAACGGACAACCCCATTAAAATCTGGGGTGTGTTCAATCTGTGGGAATCATGACGATATTTTAGTCCCTGTTACAATGCGAGTATGTAAACAATGTGTAAAATACATAATACAAAAATCTGGCGGAGTAAATATATTAAAGACTGAACCGCTTGTAAGAGATTTTTATTGCGATATGTGCCTTAATAAATCATTCACCGCATTTACAATCAATCCAAAAATCTGCCAGAAATGCGCAAGAAAAATAGGGAAGACCCATATGTATAACAAGGAATGGAAAATATGGATAAGATGAATATGAAAATTGTTAAAAAATTAAGAGAGCCTGAACAAAGGAGAAAATAAAATGCATTTAATATTTATAAATGTGCGATATTATTGTAAAAAACATAAGAAGCATGTGGGATAGTGATACAAATGCCGAAAAGGGAATCCGACCAGCCACCAGCGAAAGTGGTATTAAGAAGGGAAAAAATAAAGAAAATGATTGTAAGGGGAATACCGAACGCAAAAATAATAGAGACTCTTAAGGTTGCACAGCCAACATTTTACAATGACCTGAAAGAAATTAGAGAAGAGATAAATGCATCCCTCAGAACTGAACCGATAGAGAAAATATTAATGGAACTCATTCTCACAACAGACACATCTCTAAGTGAATTATGGTCATTATATTATCGGACAGAAAACGATAATGTGAAATTAGGCGCTCAGAACTCAATCATAAAGGTCATGTCAGAGAAAATAAAAATACTGCAATCGCTTGGGATAATAAGGGAAGCGCCACAGAAGATTGAACTGAACACAATAACTTATGAAGACATACAGAATGCATTGAAAGAACAGAATGAGATTAAAAAACAATGGGAGACCGAAGAGGAGACCGAAGATGAAAATAGACAGCAATCTTCTAACTCCTGAAAATACATTCGCTCTTATAAAACTGATTTTCAGAGTAACACTGACTCAGAAGGAAATAGAAATAGTTAATAGCATAGCATATCCAGACAACAACAGAGTGGTTATTAGCTGTTATACAAGATATGGTAAGACCTACTGCGTGAGCATAGGAATTTTGCTTTATGTCCTGATACATGAAAACAAGTCAATTAAAATAATCTCGGCGACCGATACTCAGGCAAGTGTATTCAGGAACTACATTAGTGAGTTTATAATTAAAAGCCCATTACTGATAAGCATAGTAGATATAGTTGTTTCTGGCATAGAAAGGCTCAAGGCCGAAGTCAATAAGAAAAGAATAACGTTTAAAAACGGTTGTGACATAATGATGCTCTCAGCGGAGGGTGCCGCAGACCGATTACTCGGATGGGGCGGAGACCTTATAGTAGTAGACGAATCATGTTTAATTTCTTTTGAAACTTACAGGAAAAAAATAAGCAGAATGTTAGGTGACAGCCCAGACAGTATAATGGTTCTGATAGGCAACCCTTGGCATAAAGCCAACCAGATGTATATATTCTGGACAGACCCAACAGTCAAGAAAATACACATTGACTATAAAACCGGCCTAAAAGAAGGAAGGATAAGCCAGACTTTCATTGATGAACAGAAGAGGTTACTTAGTCCGATGGAGTTCAGAGTATTATATGAGTCTGAGTTCCCCGAAGACACGGAAGACACATTGATTAAATACGAATGGATACAGAAAGCACTGAATAAGGAAATAATCATGGACGCCCCTGAGGTAGTTCATGGCCTTGATGTAGCCGAAATGGGAAATGACCTCACTGTGTTAACTTCAGGACTGAGAGACGGCAACAAATATAGGGTAACTGAAATTAACTCATGGGGGAAACGGGACACAATGCAAACCGTAAGCCTGACAAAGGGACGAATACAACAAAAAACTGAATTAATTAATATAGATGCGACTGGTGTCGGGAAAGGGGTTCAAGACAGGCTTAATGAATTAGGTTACACATCAGTAGGCATTAAGGTAGGTCGTAGTGCCGAACATGAACGAGATAGGTTCATTAATCTCAAAGCTGAGATTTATTGGCGTTTAAGGGCTCTTTTTGAAGATGGTAATATATCTATCCCCGAACATCCAGAACTCATTAAACAGCTTAATTTGATGCGTTATGAGATAGATTCGGGCGGGAAGATAAAGATAATAGACCCAGAGAAAAGCCCTGATTTTGCTGACAGTCTGGCTCTTATGTGTTGTATGGCAGGTGGTGGGTTCATAATTCTTCAAGACAAAGAGAACATATTTGGGTTAGGATAATAGCCAAGTTAACAAAAAGCCCTTTTTTGTTAACTTAATTTAAATTCAAATTGATAAGTTTATTAATTTTAATGGCAAATATATTAACTAATACGGGCTAAAATATTGACGATATAGATTTATTTTACATTTAGGGAGACCCAAAGACGAGAAATTAGACACCGGGAAGATTAATTAAAACATATAAATAGGCAGATTACTTTTTAAGCATGGCGAGATTTTTAGGCATTGAAATCAATCTCGGAAAAAATGTTGACAAGAAAATGGATGAGATTGAAAAGAAAATGGACGATATAGCTTATGGAAACAGGATAAAAGTAGACCCGTTCAAGATGGCTGGAAGCGATAATGTTCTCATTCCATATTATCCGTTGCCAATGGCTACATTGTTTGAGGTCGCCAAGACTTCTGATATAGTCCGAACGATACACGATGCAATAAAGCGTGAAATATTCAAAAACGGATATAAAATTGAACAGAAGTTCGCTGTTAAATGTGAGGTCTGCGGAATTGATTATGATAATCAAGTAGACGAATGTAAAAAATGCGGAAGCAATTTTTTACGGAAACCTGATGAAAGTCAGAAATTAAGATTAGAAAACTTCCTTGAAACTGTAAATCTCAATAATCAGGACTTAATCCAGTTAAGCAGTTGGCTTAACGATGACCTCGAAACCATAGACGATATGTATGCGATTATGATTAAAGAATATAGTATAGACGAAAACGGGGAGATAATTCCGGATAAGACGGTCTGTAAGGAGATAGTCAGGGGAGACCCTATTTATATAAGAGTCGTAGCGGACAGGACGGGAGTCCCTGCAAGAACACCGGACGGCAAGGAAATAAAAACCTGCATAAAGCATAGAGACCGAGTATTCTACAATGAGACACATTGCCCAATTTGTGGAACAAGGCTTTATCCAGCTTATTACAGAGGCGAAACAGCAGATAATAAATATTATTATTATATAGAGGGCGAAGTGTTCCATACGAGCAAATACTCTCCAAGCTTCAGTTACGGATATTCAGTTTTGTTTTCTGTCTGGATGAAGGTCAGCACACTTTTAGCACAGGACGATTATTTACTTAAATATTACGCAAAACAAAGACCGCCTAAAGGGTTTTTATTTTTCAGAACGAGTAATACTCAAACACTTGAAAAGTCATGGCTCTGGGCTATGGATATGTTCAAGAAAAATCCACACATGGTACCGCCGATGGGGATTGACTCCCCAAGCTCAGGGTCCAAATTCGTTGAGTTCATTGACTTAATGAAGTCGCCCGAAGAGATGCAGTTCATACCATTAAGGGAAGAATTCAGAAGGATTATAGGCTCTGCTTATGGTGTCATGCCAATATTTCAGGGAGATGTCCAAAGTAGCGGAGGTCTCAATAACGAAAGCAGACAAATAACTGTTACCAACCGTGCAATAGAGAAAGGTCAGGAAGTATTCAATAAAGGATTTTACAAATGGCTGACAAAACAATTAATGATAACAGACTATACACTTACTCTTAAGCCCGTAGAGAAAAGCGATGAGTTAGCTGACCTCAGGATTCAGGAAGCGAAAATAAACAATGCAAGGTTAATGCAGAGCATGGGATTCAAGGTTACAATGAATAACGACAATAACTTTGAGTTTGCGCCAGTCGGCGAACCAGTAGAACCGTCCCAGCCAAGTGGTATGCTTCCCGAGATGGCTAACTTCAGCAAAGAGTTAAAAAAAGAAAAGGTTTATTTGAATCCAAATGAACCACCGCCCGAAGGCGTTAGTGTCCAGGTCGGGCTGAGAGGTGGAAAATATTATGAAAGCACAGGAACGCAAACAGGAAGAAAACCGGAAGAAGCTGTATCAACTTTGAATTTCCGGCCTCCACAAAAAGAAAATAAGGAAGAATTTCAGAAAACTGAAGAAGCTAAGAAAATAGGAAAAATTCTCTATAAACTGAATAAATTAGCAAAAGGTGTTCATGGTTCATACTCAGATAAAATATATGAATTAAAATATAAAATGCTACAAAGTTATGGTATCAAAAAGGAAGAGATACATAAGATAACAGAAAACAACTATCTTCCGTTGTTTGCCAATGTTTATCAACTCGGGGACGATTCTTTTCATTCCGCTCCATTCAGAAGGCATGAATGGATAGACCAGGAAGCAAATATTGAAATGAGAAAAAGAGGATATATACCGGCAGTAATCAAACAATACCAAATGTTTGATAATGTGAAAAAATTCTATAATGATTTGTATAACGGGACTCCAATATACAGTATAAAAATGAATGAAAACGAAACATCGCTTATAATTGTTGTCAATCACAGTAAAAGAGAAGGTTATGCCGATTTAGAAGAGATAAAATTACCACAAAACAAAATGCAGGCGGAAATTAAAAAAATGTTTAAAGAATATAAATTATATGAAAATGAATATAATAAAAAATTCTCTGATATGAAGATTTTCTTTGGAAAAGAATTTGACAAAAAATTAAAACCGGAAACAGTAATACCACCGCAAACATCAGCAAGGGATGAAGTTTCTAATTATGACATAGAGACACTCAAAAAAATCGTTTCAGCGATGGATTTTGAGGGCAATATTTATAGTAAAAATTCAGCTATTGAATACATAAAAATCCTTGAAGAAGATAAAAAAAGGTTAAACTCTGAAGGCAAATTGCTTAAATCAGATATGGTAACTTCAGACACAAACGGCGTGTATAACCCGAGACACGATTTGCAGAAAATACTCACAGATATAACAGACGAGATACACAAAGAGGAAAACATAAACATTGAAATAAACAAGGCAGATGATGACAAATTACTTGATTACCTCACTAAGTTCATTTTTAGGGACAATTTCTCAGGTATGACAACCAAACAAAGTGACATGATAAAAAACTTCATAATAGGCTCTATGGCTAAAAAACATGATATAAACAAGATGATAGAGTATATCATGTCAGTCAGCAAAGCCGACTCAAACCAAGCTGAAATGATAGCGAGAACAGAAAGCCAGGCAATCCAGAACGCCATGAGGGAATATAATTATAAAAGAATAGACCCAGAAGATAAATTAAAATATAGATGGTTCGGGCCCGATGACGATAGAACTACAAAAATATGCACTCGGATAAAATCCATGACTAAAGATGGGGTAACATTAAGTGAATTAAGAAAGACAATAAAACAGGAAGGCGACCCAAAGACTTATCAGGAACACAGACCATATAGCCCGCATATAGGTTGCAGGCATACATTCATACGGGTGAGGAATAATGGCTAACGGGGAATATAATAATCTTTTTATGAAAGTTGAGGGGAGATTAAGCAGGATAGAAACCAAAATTGACGACCTCAAAGAAGACATAATTAATCATGTTGATGCTTCGGAAAAGAAGTTCAATGCAACAGAAAAACAGTTTAAATACCATGACAGGAGAATACGGAATAATGAACTGAAAATATATGCGGGAATGACCGCTTTGACAGTATTCTACGCAGTTATTCAGATTTTAAATATGATAGGGGTTTTAGGTGGTTAAATGGGAAGTTATACAGTAAATTCAAGCGGGGCTAAACAGTACCCGATGGACGAAATAAAAGATGAAAACGACAGGATAGCACAAGGATGGCTCACTGTTGAGACAGGTGATTCGCAGGATGAGATAATACCGTTAGATGAGCTAAAAAAAGTCATGAATACTTTTATGAGCAGAGGCGGAGTAGTAACTGACAATCATACAAACAGAGTAATAGGTAAAGTCCTTAACTGGAAGACCGCAACCAATGAAGAAGCAAACAAAGAAGGGATACTTGTTGATTATCAGATTTATGATAAGTATTCAATAGATGACGATGTTTGGAACGAGATAAAGTCAGGCGTGAGGACAGGGCTTAGTTTTGGCGGAAGGGCGACAGGAAAGCCTAAGTTAATTAAGGAAGGAGATAAGATAGTCAGGAAGCTCTCAGGGATTGAGGCTTATGAAGTAGCCAGCGTGCCGAACCCGAGCAACCCTTACGCAAAGAACACTTATGTTAATTTCTTGGCAAAATCCGGAACTGAAGGATTCACACCAGAACAGATAGCCGAAGGGATAAGAAATGAGCTTGAGCATTTGGGGTCTGTTGATTTTGACATGAATAAAATAACGGTGATTGTAATTGGCCACCTGAAAGAAGACGGGAATTATTACAACAAGGAATTACCGCCGAGGGGAACGGGGAGACTGAACGGAAATGCAGACCCACAACAGACAGGCACGCCAAGAACAGACGAAGAAAGAAGTGAAAGACATGAAATACAGAAACCATTTGCCGGATATAAGGACTTTGCAGACTGTGTGAGACAAAATAAAGACAAAGAAGACCCAGAGGCGTATTGTGCAGTAATAATGAGAAAAGTTGAAGGTGAGACAAAAAAAGATGACGCTGAAACAGAAAACACGAACAAAGCTTATAAACAGAGCAACGAAAATTCAAATAAAGAAAATGGAGGAGAGTCTATGACAATAAAAAAAGAAGAGACACCAGCAATTGAGCCAAAGCTTCCGGAGGAAGAAAAGAAACCTGCGGAAGTAGATGTTCAAGAGCCAACAGTCTCAATAGAGGAAAGACTCAATGCCCTTGAAGAAAAGCTGTCAAAACTGTATGACATGATGGCTGGAGAGAAAGCGAAGGAGGTCGTTCCAAAGGCGGATGCCGAAATGACAAACAAGCCCGAAGACGACAAGATTCATCTTGTTGAAAAGGCTCTGAAAGAAAATAACGAGCTCATGAAAAGCCTTAAAGGGCTTCTTGAAAAGAAAGGAACCAAAGAAATAATGAAGGCTGAAACTCCCAGACCTGAAATGAAGGTAATAGACAACCAAACTCAGGGTGTTGAGAAAGAGGACTTCGTGATGAAGTCTATGAAAGAAGTCAGGGAGGGAAAGAAGACCCTCGCCGACAGAAACAGAGAGGCAAGAAACCTATTCCGTGCCCAATACGAAGATGGGTTAAGAAAGGTTCTTGGGAAATGAGGTGAAAAATATGACAAGCAATCTTATAACTACAATAGAAGACCTTGAGAAGCTGTACTATTCCCAAAACGGAATGAACTTCCTTGCCCAGAGCGATATTGTAGCACCGTTTCTTACAAAAGCAGATGCACCTGTACTTTCAACAACTACCGGAGTCTACAATGCCGTGTATGGAAGTCAGGCATGGGTTCAGCTTAATCAGGAAGCAAATACTTTCGGTGTTTTGCCTAAGTTACCTTGGACAAGGTCAGGCTGGAGAGTAATAACTGCAAGAAGCACGACACTTCCTTATGGAGGTCAGGCAGAGTCAGGAGCACTCCCGGACACAATAAAGCCTACATGGGCGGAAGTCAGCACCAAACCGAAAATCTCGGCTGTGACATTTGATAACTCCGAAGTTCAGGAGTTCCTTGCCAAAAGCGGAGATGACGCAATAGGTGCAATGGCAGACCTGAGGGATTACTTTGCTGTCGAACACAAAGAAGACCTTAATAAACAGCTTAACACAGAAAACGGAACACTCGCAGGTTACAACTTTGAGTCAATAGACAGGGTAGTTAGCTCATACTCTGAAATAACAAATTGCACACAAGCGGCAAACGGAGCATACACCACAGGCGATGTTGACATCTACTCTCAGGACAGGGACGGAGCCGCAGGGTGGACAGACGCTTATGTTGGCCATAACTCAGGCACAGACAGAAGCCTGACGGACACTCTGATTCAGTCGCTTGTTCAGAATACACTGCTTTACGGGGCAAATCCAGCAGGTCAATTCTTCCAGACAGGGTACGACACTTGGGCAGCGATAAACCAGCTCTATGAAACACAGGTTAGGTATAACATACTTGGAGAGACGAAAATAAGTGTCGGTGTAAATGGTATAAGCTCTCAAAAAGGAAACGATGTAGCCATGTCAGTAGCGAGCATACTCGGAAGACCTGTGATACAATCAAAAGACACAGTTCAGGAAACGGGCGGAATATCAAGACTTTATTTGCTTGATATAAGCAATCCTGAAGGAAAGGACTTCCCGAGACTCGGACTGAAAATAGCCAAACCGACACAATACTTTGAGGCGGGCATGAACACGGATACACCGTTTGCAGTTAATAAGTTCGGGACTGAAGGAATGTACAGGACAATGGGAGAACTTATTTGCACATTCTTTGCAGTTCAGGGCAAGTTAAGGGACCTGAAGGCTTAATCTTTCCCTCTTTTTTATTTTTTTTATTTTATTTTCGGGGAAGGAAAGATAGCTTAAAGTTTATAAATAAAGTCGTTATGAAAAATTCAGAGGTAAAATTATGGCTAAAATTATATGCAATACGCTTGGAGTTCTGGATTCAAACACTTATGTCACACCGAAAGGGAACAAGTATATGTTTATGAAAGGTAGCCCGACAGATGTCCCCGACAAAGAAGATGAAGAGTTCTTTATTAAGTTCGGCAATGGCGGATTCGTAAAGCTCGACATAAAAGAGAAAACCAAAAACATAGTAGAGAAGGTAACCGAGAAGGTCAAAGAAGTAATCGAGACCAAAAAGAAAATGACCAAAGAAGAGTTTTTAGCAATGAAGAAATCCGAGCAGATTGATATGATTAAAAAACTCTCGCCTGAAACACCGATACCGAAATTTGAAAAGGAGAGGGTTGAACTTTTGCTTAGACTTCAGGAGGAATAAATATGAGTATAACTACAACGATAATAGATAGGGCAATATTCGGGGACAAAAGGATTGTCTATGGCAAGTCTGTCTATGCCGGTGGTTCTACATCAGAAGATGTAGCGACTGGCCTTAACCGTGTCGAGATGTTCATACCCGTTACAAGTGGTTCAACACAAAAAGGGTTCTCAGTTAATGAGACATTGCCGTTGGCAGGCGGGGATGTTACAACCGTTATCGAAACCGCAGACGGGACAATCTACTGGATGGCGATAGGTGTCTAAATGGCGATAACAAATACGGTAATTGATAAGGGCACATGGGGCGACAAGAAATATATATATGGACAGTCCGTTTTATCGGGAGGCACAAATACGGGGGATGTCGCAACCGGTCTCAGGCTTGTAGAGTTCTTCGCAGTATCAACTTACGGCGGAACGCAGAAGAACGCCTCAGTAAATGAAACCTTACCGCTTTCAGGTGGAGATGTGACAGTCGTCTCAGAATCTAATGACGCAACATTATATTGGCTCGCAATCGGCAAATAGAATGGACAGATATGGAGAATATAATGAGCATAGGAGAGGCAAATAAATAGTATAAGGTGAAAATATGACAGATTCACATCCAATTACGATTACAGTATACGACGTGGATAATTCAACTTTAAAATCCGGAGCGAAAGCCTATGTCAGGAATACAACTAAAAAAACGAGCTCAGCTGTAGGGACAACTAACCCAAGCGGTGTAGTAGTTATTGATTTGGCCGACCTTCCAATAGGAAGTGGACAAACCATTGAATACGAAACGGGTGATGAAATACTAATCATAGCGTATGCACACACTAAATATGGAGACAGTCATGATTGTGCAAGATATACGGTTAGTGGAACGAGTAAGTCCCAGACATTATATTTAAACCCTATACCTCATTATGGCGAGTTCACGAGCGTCAGGGTTAAGACAATCCTTACAGGAAACACGGCAGGGACGGTTGCATATTGCAAGGTTTATTCGGTCTCAGACGGAGAGCTTCTTGCACATATTGAAACGCCAGCAAACTCAAGCTTTGCATATTTTGCAGGAAACAACGGATTCGGAGGCGGGGCTTGGGTAATAGAAAGGGAAGCACAAACTCTGATAGTGACTACTGTTATAAAATAGACTGGTAGGTATGAATGCCAAAATTAACTTTAATGAAAATGTCCAAGTCAGAACGAGAAGATTTATTCAGGACGAAAACGGGGACGAAGAAATAAACGGCGTCAGGGGCAGATATACTGACTGGGTTGAAGGGAAGCCCACAAAAAACCTTATAACAAATACTGGTTTTGATTTTCTTCTGAATCAGATGTATGGCATAAGTGGTCTAGGAAGTGTGGGAGCTGTTTATGGAGCATTAAGCACAGATTCGACCGGGCCTGATGCGACTGATACAGAACTTACGGGTGAGTTGAGTTCTAATGGCTTTTCAAGGGCAATAATGGTCTCAGCACATACGACTGGAACGAAAGTAATAACATTGACTAAACGCTGGACGGCGACAGGAGACCAAAGCTCAATACAGAAAGGTGCAATATTCACAGCAGAAAGCGGTGGGACAATGGTAAATGAGTTCCTTCTTGACGCTGTTTATACATTGAAAACATACGACCAGATAGAATTAAGATTTACTATGACAGTGGGGGAGAGCTAAATGAAGAAGATAATTTTATTCGGGCTTATTTTCATGGTTTTAATCGGGACAGTCTCGGCAAGCAAAACTCTTAACACTTATGTCAATCCGAAAGATGAAAATGGCTCAAGTTATGAAAATACTTATTTTGAGTATGTTTTCAATTTTACTAACAGTGCGGACTGCACGAATGTAATCCTTTCGGCTGAAAAGACGGTCACAACAGACGATAGAGGGATAGGGTTCATAGAAATTGACCTAAGTAGTTTAAATTATATGCCAAAATATATGTGCGAATACAGAAACGGGACAAGCAGAGCGAACCATACACAGCCCGATTCAGTTCTCAGGAATGTTTACGCTTTGAATATAACAGCAAACAAGGTTAGCGCAAGCGATTGGACGAATGTAAGCATAAGTTCGGGACAGATAACAGACCCTGAGAATCTTGACACAAACAGTTCAACTTATTGGGGTTCTATGAGTTCATTCAATTTAACATGGTTCTATCAGAGTGGGATTTATCTCATGTTCAATGAGACATATCTTGTTGATACCTACGGAAATTGGTTAGCTGATAAAACGAGCTATTATACAAGCACTCAGGTAGATACACTTTTCGCAAGATTAAGTGGAGCGAATTTCACTGGAAATGTTTCTGCACCTTATTTTAATGGAGAATGGAATGGCTCGTCTAACTATTATACGATAACAGATGCTGACAACACCTTCATAAACAACACGGATATAAATAACACGGATTCTATCAACCTTAATTTTGATGGAAATTACCTTACCGCAGAGCTTAATTGCTCAGGAGTGACTGATGGTGCAAGCGACCACTTGTCCTGTGATGAATATGGAAACCTTATAGTGGCTGACGACTGGTATAACTCTGTTTCAGATATACCTACAGCAACACCCTCTAATGGAGACACGACACATCTCTCAACAGCCGACCAGATATATGATTGGGTAATTGGACTTGGCTATACGACACTTTCAGCAGTGGTTAATAGCATAGGAAATTGGACGGCAGATAAAGGTAATTATTATAATAGTTCTCAGGTTGATATTGCACTCGATGCTCAGGATGCATGTTCGGAAATAACAGGTTGTGTTGAAAATGCAATTACAAATTCTACGATGAATAAGACGGTCTCATGTTCTGATATAATAGGAAGTCCTGATAGTGACTTCTGTACGGATACGGATACATGGAATACATCCACTCAAATATTGGCAGTGATTAATGATAATGGTTATTGGAACGAGTCGGGAGACATTTCAAGTGATGGAATACCTGAATCTAAATTGGACTTTGATACAAGTTGTGCGGCTGGTAATCATTTATATATATCGGGGAATGATTTGGCCTGTGAAGTTGATAAGGATACTTACAATACAACATCTCAAATGATAACGGCAGTTAATGGAACAGAGTTGAATTTGACAAAATCATGGGGCTATCCAGAAACTGATTCCTCGCATGATGAATGTTCGGAAATAACAGGTTGTGTTGAAAATGCAATTACAAATTCTACGATGAATAAGACGGTCTCATGTTCTGATATAATAGGAAGTCCTGATAGTGACTTCTGTACGGATATGGACACAAATACATACAATACAACAAGTGATTTTCATTCTTTTATGACGGATAACTTTTACTGGAATAGTTCTTATTTGATAGGTTATAATAATCTTACAAAATGTTCAAACGGTCAAATACTCAAAATGTCGGGAACAAACTGGTTGTGTGGTAGTGATGTTTCTGGAAGTGGTTCAGGTGCAAATTATTGGGGTACTTCAGGAAGTTGGATGTATCCTAACACAACATCCGGTGGGCAATTAAATATTAATACAACAGGATATATGAATGCAAGTATATTTGGTTCAAGTTCAGATATTTGGTGTAATAGCTCAAATTGTTATTCGATTGCAGATTTCATTCTGGATACAGATACAAATACGCAATATATTAATGGAAGTGGTCTAACATTAACGGGGACACAATTCAACCATTCTGATACAAGTTCTCAAACAAGTTCAGATAACTCTGGAAGGACTTATATACAGGACATTATTCTTGATACATTTGGTCATATAACGAGTATAACCACAGCCACAGAAACAGTAACTGACACAGACACATGGAATACATCCACTCAAATATTGGCAGTGATTAATGATAATGGTTATTGGAACGAGTCGGGAGACATTTCAAGTGATGGAATACCTGAATCTAAATTGGACTTTGATACAAGTTGTGCGGCTGGTAATCATTTATATATATCGGGGAATGATTTGGCCTGTGAAGTTGATAAGGATACTTACAATACAACATCTCAAATGATAACGGCAGTTAATGGAACAGAGTTGAATTTGACAAAATCATGGGGCTATCCAGAAACTGATTCCTCGCATGATGAATGTTCGGAAATAACTAATTGTGTTTCAGGGGCAATAACACAGATAGATAACTGGGCTTTGGACATCAATGATTATCCCTCTGGATGTTCTCCTGGTCAAGCAGTTACACAGATGGGGGATACACTGACTTGTTCTGCATTTCAGACAGGAAATGAGTTATGGAATACGACAGCACAAGTTTGGGCAGTGGTTGATAATTCAACATTCTTGAAAGCAGATGGAAGTCAAGTTTTAACAGCTAATTGGGATGCTGGACCTTATAATATAACTGCAAATGGGTTCCTTCTCAATGACAATGAAAGATTATGGATGGGTAACAGTCCAGGAGTTGATGCTTCAATGTATTTCAACGGAACTTGTATGATTATGTCAGTCGCAGGGAGTATTCATGCGTGGTGTTAAATGGAAGAGGAAGCAGAATCAAAGAAAACAAGGTGGTATTGGGAATTGGTGGGTGGAGTAATGACATTAATTATACTTATAGGGGGAGTATGGGTTGCATTGCAAGATACGACAGAAGAACCTCCATATGATATTTGTCAGGTCGGGAAAGATTATGGAATTTGGTATAATGTGAGTGAAATTATAAATGTGGATAAAGAACATTCGGCTGTTGGTAAATATAGATGTGATATAGAAAATAAGGAGATGTATTGCTCTCGAACAACCAACACTCGGTGTTATATGATGATTGAGGTTCCTATGAAAATTACTGATTCTTATACGGAATATATGGACAGCGAAAAAGGTAAATATAAGATAAGTGAAAATTCCGTTGATTATGATTTAGGTAATGGAAAACACAATGTTATTATAGGCGGAGAAGCAAATGTTAAAGATAAAGAAGGTCTCTGGAAAAAGGTTTCTGATGCAAAAGAATTTGATATTCCTTTCACTTATATTGGGCAAGACCCAGAGTATGAGATATTAAATATAACTGGAAATCTTACATGGTTGAGGTTTGAAACATTTACTAAAGATGAAAATGCAAAGATAAAGTGGTGTATGAAAGAAAAATGTAATTATAAAGAAGTTGGTAGTGGTAGGAAGACAACTGATATTTTTGTGGATTATATTTATGGTAATGAATATTCTTTTGGGGGGAATTCAACAACTATAGTAATAACCACACCAAACACAGGAAATCTTGATGATACATATATAGAAACATACTATGGCACAGCAGATAGAGGAGCGATAGGTCTCGCTAAAGAGTTATCTTATTCAAGTAATGCTAAAAAGAGGGAATATATCTCTAAATGGAATCTATCAGATATTCCCGATGGGGTTACTATTGAGTCTGCTATTTTATCAGTTCGTATTGGCTCAAACTATCTTGATGCAGGAGAGTCATTGACTGTTAAATCGCATCATATATACAATTCATCTATTTATACGATAAGTGGTAGCGAGTGGACAGAAGGTGATTCGTATAACGATTCAGGATGTACTGGGAATGAATTATGCTGGAACACAAGACCATCATCAAGCACATATTATAATACTACAGGTGAGGGCTCACAGACGATAACGTCTGGTACAACAGGATTTAAAAATTGGACAGTAACACAGATGGTCACAAGAGAATTAAATAGTGGAAGTAAAAAAGTAAGCATATGGATGATAGCAACAATAGCAAGTGGTTCACCATCATATTCAGACCATTTTAAATTGCCACCAAGGAACATGACACAGCAAATAGGCCCATACTTTATGTAACATATACTTTGCCTGATACAATACCGCCAACATACTCCGAGGTATCACATAATACCACATCTGCTGGTGCAAGTGTCAAATTTTCCGTGAAATGGAATGATGACACAGCACTGCACCCAGCAGGTCAATACATATTCAGCACGAACAACACAGGTTCCTGGGTTAATGATTCAGCAGTTAATTTCACTGCCACACCGCAATATGCGAATGTAAGTAAGGTTCTCAATTCCACAGTTGGGAAGTCCATAGGGTATAGATGGTATGCGAAGAATAATGCAGGTAATTGGAACTCCACAGACATCAATAATCTTGTAACTACGGAAGTAACGGATACGTGTTCATGCCCCACATCGGGTGATTGGATAGGAATATGTTCCGATAATTGCACTATAAGTGAGGATTGTAATTTGGGCTCTAATAAGTTCCGAGTAACAGGAGGAAATGGTAAATGGATATTTACCGCTAAAGTTATTTCCGAAGATGTCTATATAGATTGCGATACTTATGTTGATTTAGGTTTAGGAGGGGGATATTAATATGTTATATAATACGGGAATTTCGGCTTCATTATATGCTCATTTTTTGACAATAGCAGGAGAAGAAGCAACAGTAGTAGGAACTCCTACTATAAAAATTTATCATTATGATGGTTCTGCGATTGTAACAGATGTTAATAATGATAATATGATACAGGTTAGTGGAACTTTGTATCGTTATGATTGGACTTATCCTCAATTACAGAAGAGGGCTTACGTTGCTGTTTATTCCGCTACTTATGATGATGGAACAAACGCAACAGGAAGTGAGGTATTCAGAATTGATGATTACAAGCCGATAATAATGGGTCAATCTATAACAGGTGTTTGGGACCAACCCGAAAACGATTCAACTTATGATTGTTCTTACTGGATTAAAAAAGAAAATGGAACAAAAGAAGAAATAAGAGAAGTTCTCACATCAGCAAACGGGTTTAAGTATAAACCGAACACTGAATATATAATTGTTATGAAAGCTACATGGAAAGCAAAATTAGGAAAGAGATTTGTAGACTGGATACCAAAAATGACTCTTTTAAAAGAATATTCGGGTGCGGTGAAAGACATAACTTTAAAGCAGGATAAATGGACATGGTGGAATGCCTCTTGGTCAAATAGGGAAAGTTTCATAATTCAGAATACAGTGAAGAATTATACAGAGAAGTCATATATGATGCACCTCTCAGACTCTAATGTTGGCCCAAGTTTCAACTGGTCTAATAATGGGAAAGACTTAAGATTTACTGATAACACTAATACATCTATCCCGTATTATGTTTATCCAGCGAAATGGAATGCCACTGGTCACACAGCAGATGTTCTTGTAAAATTGGGTAATGTCACTAAAGATGTAAACATTACGATTTGGATGTATTATACAAACATGGCGGCAACAGATGCGTCTGACATAGCATTAGCTTCTTTGATAGGAGATGACTTTCAAGACAATTCATTTAATACGACAAAATATACAAGTACAACGAAGTCATCAACTATTTCTGAATCTTTCTTGCTTTTCAATGGGACGGAAGAATCATCTGGAACAAATACAGCTCCAGCAGTTACACTAAATGCACCGGTAGATAACTACAATACATCCGACACCACGCCAAGCTTCATATTTAGTTTTACCGACCTTGAAGATACAACTGCAAACTGTTCATTATATGCAGACTCTGTATTAAGAGGTTATAACGCCACAACGAACAACGGCACTGCAACGACAATAACAGCAAGCACGATGCTAAACGGAACTCGTGAATGGTATATATCATGTAATGATGGGACAGATACAGGAAACAGCACGAATAGAACTATAAACATTCAGAATCTTATAATATCTCTTAACACCCCAACAGAAAATACTTTACAATCATCAGGTACAATGAACCTTACATGGAACGGAGATGTAGATGGGAATATAACTTATTACGGTTATATAAACTCTAAAATCAATTTCTCAACAACAAATAATTACTATTCACAAAATTATGGAGATGGTTGTTTCTTCTGGACAATAATGGCAGGAAATGATGAAGGAAACGAAAGCGTAGTAACTGGAAGACATTTCTGCATAGACACTACAAACCCTTCGTTTATTACTAAAACCATTCTTAATACAAGTTATGACTCATCAAATTTAAGCACAAATACCGTTGTTCTGATAGAAGAAAACAATGTGCAAAATGTAGTTATAAGTTTCAATGGTGGAGAGAATCAGACAATGACAGCAATATGGGACGAATTAAGTTGGTTCATGGATAATAATAGATATTTTGATTATGAAGCACCATTAACGAATAGAACCGCTTGGGTAAGAAATAGCACTGGGCAATTTGATGATAATACCGATATACTTCTTGATGGAGAATTTTTATGGGTAAGAAGTTGGGGATTACATACTTATAATGGTGATTGGCGTGATAATAGAACAAATACAACATATAAGCTTTATAGACAGAATGGAACAATAGCATGCACAATAGATAATAAGGGCTTTTACCCCATGTTAATTCATGGTGATTATATATATGTCTTCCAGTTCTGATTCCGCTAATGAGAAGGGTTTATATGCATATTGGAAGGATAATTGTACACAGGCATGGAATTTCACTGATGTAATGGGTGCTTCCGGTGGATTAGGAGATTATGATACTGTTAATGATGTTCTTTATTTTAACAATGGAACATATACATTTGCTTTATGGTCTAACGGCACAGAAAAATGGAGAACACATAATGTAGATTGTTTTGTTCCCGAAGATGATATTGTAACCGAATCTGTGAACAGCGATGATGATTGTATATATTTTACATGTCATGTTAATAATGATTCATTAGCTTCCGTATATGCTTTATGGAAAATTAATGGAACCCAGAAATGGAATTATACGGATACTGGAAATGGTGGTGAGGGTGCATGGAAAGCCACACCGTTAATAATAGGTGAAAGATTATTTGTAGGACAATACACGATAGATAATTCAACAGGTCTTGATTTTTACGCATTATGGAAGGATAATGGAACTTTAATATGGAGGTCAGACATAGAGGATGTATTGCTTACTGCTGTATATAACGATGGTTATGCATGGATTGAAGAAGGTTTGGGTATAGGGGACGGAGGAGATGTGCATAAAGTTAATATAACAAGTGGAAGCACATCGTGTTTTTTTGATTATTATCCCACTTTACCAGTGGAAACATCATTTCCGCATATGGAAACAGTCCCAGCCATATCAAGCAATGGACTTGTTTATTTAGCTTCCGCAAGTGCATTCATAGCGGCGGATTCATGGATTTTTGCTCTCTATGAAGAGAATTGTTCTTTAGCTTGGAGCTTTAAGTCTGGTAAATCTTTATGGGATACAACTAACGAATTTGGAACGGTTTATTCAACTGGAGCTATTGGCAACGGTCAATATTATATAGCAGTGGATGATTGGCTCACATACGCATTCGGAGATTTAAGGGTAAATTATACTATTCCCACACCTTCATTAATAAATGGAAGCAATAACTATACGGTATGGGTTCAGGATAATCTTGATATATGGCACAGCTCTATTACACATTTCACATTCAATAATAACACAGGTGTGGAAGCTCCTCAATACGCTAATTCTACTGCAAGCCAGAACACAACTCTCGGAGGCTGGACATTGTTAAGCCTTCTTTGGAGTGATGACAATGATTTAGATGATTATATGTTCAGCATAAAGAATGAAAGTGGAACGGGGGCAACTTATAATGTATGGAATGGAAGTGAACAAGGCCAGACAGCTATCTATGACATATACTGTTTCAAACCTTACAGGGAATTTGCTTATTTTGACTTATCAGACTTAAACGGAAATTCAAGTGCTAATATTGTTGAAGCAAGGCTTTACGCTTATAGGGATTATGTTACGGGGACTCCACCGAATACTGTATATGCATGGTTTGTTGACAATGCAAGCACATGGAATGAAAGCACGACTTGCAGTTCATGGAGTACGTGGTCTGGAAGTACAAGGGCAAATCAATCATATAGGGCTTCGGCATGGACGGGGACAACTGGGTGGGATTATGCCAACATAACAAATATTGTAAAAAGGATGCTCAATGACGGAGACTTACAATTCAGTATAGAGCTTGGACTTACAACAGAAGCAACGGGAACAAGCAAAGGAACATATATAGATTGGAGAATTGGAAGTACTGGTACTAATAAAAAACATTTTCAGGACAGGACAGAAGCAAATAAACCGTATTTATGGATTAATTATACGATAGCCGGTGAGGAAGCACCTTATGTTAATCAGTCATGGACGGACTTCTCCGCAACTACAAGTGGATATTCAAACGGGACATTTTATCTAAATGATATAAATGGAACAGAGGTCTGTTGGAAAGTTTATGCGAATGACACCGCAGATAATCTTAATGTAAGTGAGGAATACTGCTTCACTATAACGAGTGCGCCAAGTTTAAGAAGCAGGCTTTTAATTATAAGTTGATGATTATGAAAAGGGTATTATCTTGTATTTTGGTTTTAATTGCTCTTATTAGCAATGTCTCTGCTTCGGACTTGGAGCTTACGAATACATATCTAATTGGAAACAATCAAACTTCTGGACTTTTTGATGTAGCCAATATAGAAACAGGCAACTTCTTCAGTAATAATGTTACTGTAACAATTTTTCCCGATATTAATTTATCATTCGGACCGCCAGATACGACTATATTCAGGATAGGGACTTGCGGAGCGAGTATCCAGAATTATAGTGCCGTCCCCGAAAATCAGACTGAGACCTATGGCATAGACCTAATCTGCAATAATGGGACCAAAAAAGGCGATGTTTATGTAAAGTTATCTGAAACATTAAATACTGGCTGGTATCTATACGCCTCAAACATATCAATAACAGAGAACCTGATAAATTTAACGACAACACCCCAATTAATATATTCTTCGCTTCAGGTCGGTCAATGTTTTTATGTATGGTTTGTAGCGACCTGTCTTAATGTAACACAAGGCTTGGGAGCTTATGAAGTATATTCGGTGGTATGATGGCGAGCAGAGGAACAAATATCTCTACATTGTTTCTGATTGAAATAAACGAAAGCATGGAATTCACAGAAACGATAGGGTCAGTCTCGCTTAAAGCAATCCCAGACAGGATGGTCGTAGAGGAAATAACTCCAAAAAAAATATTACAGGAAATAAAACCAAGAGAAATAATTCTGCAAGAGATATAAACAGGCAGGTTAAAAATTAAAGGTGGGATAATGGGAATATTTATAACAATTCAGGATGCTCCGACAAGTAGTGGGTTCAATCAATGGAAATTATACAGGTCAACAAGCCGGACGGGGACATTCAGCCTTATTACTACTCAGGCTTTAACAGACCTGACTTATTATGATGAGGATGGAAGTTCAACGAGTTGGTACAAGACAAGTTATTACAATTCATCTACAAGCGAGGAATCCGCCTATTCTGTCCCGTTAAAAGGAATGTCCAACACTTATACCACCGTAGCTAAAGTGGTCTCATTTCTCAATTTACCGACCATCTCGGACTCAACGAGCGTAACGACTCAGGATATTCAGGAATTAATAAGCAGGCATGAAGATGAAATAGACCATCGCACAGGCCATGCATGGAGAGAAAGATACTCAGAGACTCAAACAGGACAAGATACCGACCCAGATTATGAGATGCACGATTTACACATGAGTTATGAATATTTATCTGGGCGACCCGTTTATCTTGGCCATAGGGCAATAAAACAGCTTGATTCAGATTATGGAGATGCATTTGATTTCTGGAATGGTGGCGAATGGGAAAACTGGCTTACTACAAAAACTGAAGGCAGGGCTGATGATTACTGGCTTGATTATAGGCGGGGAATACTTTTTATTAAATGGATGTGGGGTGGAAACAGACCAGCAAGCATAAGGATTAAATACAGGTACGGAGAAACTCATGTAAACAAGATGATTGAGGACATCTGCACGAAAATGGTAGCTATTGACTTAATCAGCGTTCTTGACAGGACGACATTACTTCCAGCGGGGACAGACCAAGTAAACCTTACAAGTAAAATGGAATTTTGGAAAAGGGACATTGATGAAAAATTAAGCATGATTACAGAAATAAAGCTCCCGATGAATATACTATGACCGAAACAGAAGAATTAATCAGGATACTCATTACAAGCGGTCTTATAATTTTCACTTTATTTTTATTTATCTTTATCATATTTTTAAGTGTGGTGTTGTGAAAGAAAACGACAAAGAAATAGAAAGAGTAATAAGTGATGCTTTAAATGAAGTTCTTGACGAGATATTCACTCATAGCCAAGAAAACTTATATGACATGAAGGCGATAGATACAGGAAATTTAATGAAAAGCGGGACACCCAATTTTACAGAAAAGCCTGTCGGAAAGTTTATCCATTATCAAGCTCCTTATGCAGTTCCTGTGGAGTATGGACGAAATCCGGGGAGTTATCCGCCATTTGAGCCTATTTACAAATGGGTTAAAAGGCGTCTCGGAGTAAAAAATGAGAATGAAGCAAAAAAGATAGCGTGGGCAATAATTAATAAAATCAAGACAGAAGGCGTTTATCCAAGACCGTTCATGCGAAAGGCAATAGAACAGACCCAAGACTTAAAAATCCGTTAAAGCTTAAATATAGGCAAATTAGCTATTTTTCAGGGGGATATTTCATATCTTTCCCTCCTTCCCAGAGTGTTTGTTTGTGAGTTTATGGCAAGGGTTACAGAAAGGCCAGAAAAGGTCTTAAAGACATTATTATCGGATAATTGGACGGCGGACAATACCGACAGCATTACGCCTACGATTGATTTATTCTCAAACCAGCCAGACAGGGTAGATGTCCAGTTTGGGGATTTTATTTTTCTCGCTGAAGTAAACGGGAGATTCACTCCAGCTGGAATAGGCACAACACCTTTAGATGAGAATTTTATTGTTCATGCTGACATAAGAATCGGTGGCAAAGACTTAACAACAATAGACTCGCATTTCACGAAAGTAGTTAATGAGTTCAAACGGATAGTTGACGCCAAAATAATAACTGTCGGAAACGGATACTCCTATATGGAGATAGAAGACGAGACCATGTTTAATGATAGGTCAAGATATATGTTAAGATGTGTCCTGAATATCAGGATGGTCTCTATTAACTCAACGAGGTGAAATATGTTAATAAATACAAATCAGACCGTCAAGGTCAAGATGATGAACCCGAGATTTGAATATGAGTTCAAGGGACAACCAGTAGAAGTCAAGGAAGAACATGCAAAGATAATACTTAGAAATCCTGACTTCTTTAAGGTAGAGAAGAAAGTAAAGGGTGGTAAAAATGGCTGAAATGTATCATAAAGCGTATGTCCTGATTAGCAAGGAAACTACATGGGGAACTGAAGTAACCCCTGCAAAAGATTTAGGGGTGGTAACGAACATTGACATAAAAAACAGCAACACGACGGAAAATCATTATTCTCTCAGCTCAAGGGTGGCTCAGGACACTACCGTAGCGAACTTTGTAGCTGAAGGAGATATTGACATTCGGTTCAAGCATGGAAGGATTTTTGAATATATAATAGGCAGTGTGTCTCATGATACAACATCATCAGATACCACGCATACTTTCTCAGTCGGGACTTTGCCGAGCTTTACTTTAGATGACGGAATTAACTCCGATTCGGATTATGTCAATAGGTATCTCGGTTGTAAAGTTAACTCGGCAACAATCAGGGCTGAAGTCGGGAAGCCATTGGAAGTGAGCGTAAATATCATAGCGAAAACAGTCAAGCTCGTAACGAGTGCGGAGACTGCTGTAATATCTACTCTTGTTAGCCATCCACATCATTACTGCGACATAAAAGTCGGGAGTTCGGGGTCTGAAGCAAGTCTCGGGAAAACGGAAAGCTGGGAGATTACAATAGAAAACACACTAAATAAAGGCGAAAGCCTGGGTACAAGACTATTAACAGACCTTGATGAGCTTGAGGCTAAATATACATTTACTTTCACGAAAAGGTTTGAAAATCAGAATGAATATCATAGGTTCTTGGGGATTAGCTCGGGGGCTCTTGGTGCAACAGACGTGCCGAGTGATTTCAGTATAATCTTTACTTCATGCAATGGAACTACATTAGGAAGCGGAAGAAGAGAGTTCTATCTCAAGTCAATAGACGCACAATACACAGAAGTTGACACGCCGAAAAGAGTCGGTGAAAAGATAATCTCAACATTTAGCGGGACATTCAGAAGCATAAATAATTGTTATGTGATAGACAATATCGCAGAAGCGAATTTCTAAAATAGTCTAAAAATAGGTAATGGAGGGAAAGAATGAAAGAAATAGAAGTGACCCTTAAAGGTCAAAAAACAATCTTAAAGGTTTATGAAGACAGATTGACAGACGAACACCAAAGAGAGTATATGGAGCTTGCGATGAAGCTTAATGTCGAAAACCCGAAAGAGCTTAAAGAGGCATATTTGGATTTGCCGAAGCTAAGAGACAGGATGATAGAGGTTACAACCGACCTGAACATGAATGAGATAAAGTTAATACCTCTGGTTGAAAAGGAAAGAATAGCGGACATAATATTTGAGGTATTGAACCCGTTGAGCCGTTTTACGAAGGGCTGAGGAGTTATGCTTCAGCCCATAATGAGGCGACCAAAAGGGCAATATACAAAGAGCTTGACGAAGACCAAAGATGGTACATACTTGCGGAGAGTATGAGCAAAGCGTATCATTTCACGCCTGATTACATAAGAGGAATGAAAATGAAAGACAAGCTCGCATACCTCGCAATAGGTGGAATATAATGGAACTGGACTTAAAAGTGAACTTAATCCCGTCTAATATGTCGGGATTTAAGGCAGAAATAAACAAGGCTGGAAGAAGTATGTTGGGTGGTGGTCTACCGAAAGGCGGAGCTTTAGGTGGAATAGGAGATGCTTTAGGTGGCATTATAGGAAAGATGGTTGCCCCTCTTGTTGCCATCGGAGCTATACTCACCTCAAGTGTCTCGCTACAGAAAACCATAAGCCAACTAATGAAGTCGGTCTTTATGGTCATCCGACCTATTGGAGACATTCTTGCGATGTTCCTGAGACCGATTGCCGATGTCATGAGGGTTGTCGGTAAGGTCGTTCTTGCTCTTTGGAGACCGATGCAGAGACAAATAAACGCACAGTTAAGAGCAGGCGGTCAGTTACTTAGAGCTGGAGACACAATGGGTGCTATGGGAGCTTACGGTTCTGCTTTCGGTATGTTGTTTAAGCCATTAATAGACCTAATCTCAGCTCCTATTGTAAATGGTATAAAGAATTTGGCTACTGGAGTTGTTGATATAGTCGGCGGTCTTGCCTCAACCATAACAGGCGCCTTCTTTGATGTCGGAATTGTAATAACAAATGGATTACTCTCGCCTCTGGAAGCTATGGGAATGATTCTTAAAACTCTTACTTTCGGTCAGGTGGGTAACGAACTTATCGGGCTTAAAGAGGGAATTATAAACGGAATAATCTCAATGAAAGAGGGAAGCCTGAATAATATAAAATCGTGGCAGACAGACATGAAAACTGCAATAGGAAAGGTTTTTAGTTATGAGAATGTTGTTTATCCGATTGCAAACATGGGAGATAGTGTTTCAAACACAATACAAAATATGGTCTCAAATGTAAATTCATCGTTATCAAAATTAGAAATTCCGAACGGTTTAACCCAGAGGGGACAACAAACATTAATACCAATTCAAGACCCGATTAATTATTATTTAGGAAATTTGTTTGGTGGTACATAATGACGATAAGTTTAGCGATGCTGGATTCAACTGATAATGTAATAACAAACTCTACGTACACTTTCAGCAACAGTTTCGAGATTGTAGATGAGGAGTTTAACCGTTCGGGTATCGAAATTGACGATATGCCTTATGAAGAGAAAATGCTAATAACAGATTTCGTCAGCACAGGTCATACAATAGTATGCAAGACACTGATTAAATCATTATCCGAGAAAAATAATCTCATTTTGCTGTCAAAAGGGACTCTTGGAAGCGGTACTGGGCATCATGATTACGGGTTAAAGTTTATCTGCGACCCCGATTATCCGAGTGCAAGCTGGTTAAGGGTCTGGATGACTAATCTCAAAATACCGCATAAAACGGGCAATAATGCTCTCTGGGAGGCTACTTTTACTTTGATTGAGGGCGAGCCGTGGTAAAATGAAAGTATTGCTTACAAGCTCGGGCGGGACGAATGAAGACATAAGCACCCGAATAAAAAAAATAACCGTAAATAACCATTGTCAGGATATGTTGAGCCACAGTTTTATTGACTTGGTAGATTACGATAAAAGAATGTTCAGCGCCCTTAAAAGGGGAGACGAGTTCAAGATATACCTGGCGACTAATGATGATGATAGTAAATTAATATATGAGAACACAGGGACAAGGTCAGATGATTTACAAATCTCTGATACTTATTATGGTTGTCAGACATTCTACGCCAAGAAGCCTGAATATCTCAAGTCTGTTTCACTCAGGGTTAAAGGGACGAGTACAGATACCCAGACAGTTTATATCAAACTCTATGCAGTAGATACCAACCATAAACCCACTGGTTCAGTTCTGGCTACTGGGTCGGCAAGTGTCGGGTTCACAAGTACAGCGACATTCAATAAAATAGATTTTACGACGGAATACCTCTTAACTTCCGGGACTGAATATGCAATAGTATTCTATACTGGTGAGACACATCCAAGCGCAAATGATAACAGTGTTGAATACAGTAAAGTTGAAAACAGGAGAGGCTGGATAGGTGGCTGGTATGTTAGCTCAGGAGATGCCGGGAGTTCTTGGACAGTTATTGAGGACAGATGTTTTGCCTTTAAAATTCATTTAGGCGAACATAAATGTGTATTTGCCGGGACTTTTGACAATTCTAATAATAACCCCAAGAACGCAGGAAGTAACATTCCTTCGGGTGTTATAACGATTCCAACTGTGTCTCACGGGTATAGACTTAATGACAAAAATTTAATCTTGAATTTTGACAACTGGCTCGGTCATTGGGCATTAAAGAATATAATCCATGAAACAAGCGATATAAGCTCAATAACTCTTGATGCGAATACAGAGATAGGAATTATACCGTTTAAAGCTTTTAGTTTTGATAAGTCAAATATTTGGGGAGCATCGAGTGGCACAATATACAAAGTATCTCATTACACTTTCGAGACAGTTAGTTCTTACAGTCCTGCCCAGAGTATAGACCATATATTTTTTGACGGGAATTATCTGATTACGACAAACATCGTAAACAATAGATTAGATTTCAGACTCACCTCGACACCTGCGACATCAACGGAGAATTATTTATTCCCTGAGATAATAGATGGGACTTCAAGTTATGCTTATGTCGTCGCAGTCGGGAGATATTATTACATACTTAGCCAACTGAACAAAGCTACACCATTTGATGGTGAATGGGCAATAGTAAAATGCCACAAAGAAGGAGCGAGTGGAAGTTATTTAGTTTATGATGATTATTACAGGCTCGATAGTGTGAACATGAGGGATAATACTGTACGTGGGTTCACTTTTGATGGAAGGTATTTTTATGTGTTGGGTGGAGCCGATGGTTCAAGGAAAGTAGCTTATTATGACCTATTAAAAGGTCATGTGGACCCTTACACAAAAATCCTGACTAAAGTAGGTGATTTCACGCCGAATTATGGAAACAATGCAATAGGAATAAATTATTATTGGGATGAACATAATGAATACATAGTAGAGATGAACAATAGTGGGCTTTATGCGAAATTCAACATTATAAACAGGATGAACATCAAAAGCACAGGAATAGAGATAACAAATAATAAAGTAAGTTATACAAGCAGAGGGGAGACAGGTTTCGGGGCGTTAAAGAGTGTCGCTCAGGCTCTTGGGATGAATTATTATGTAGATGAAGGCCAGAATGTAGTTTGTGCGACCGCTTCTGATAGTCTTGGGAATATAGAAGCTTACAACGGAACTCAGGATAATGCGGAAAATAATGTTCTGAGTTGGGACATAAGCAAAATAGAGGTAGTAAACAAGGTAACTGTTTACGGAAGAAAAATGGGCAATTCTCAGATAATGGCGAGCTATCAGGACGACACCTCAATAGCCAAATACGGAACGATAGAGAAAGAAATTCGGTCTGAAAATATTTATAATTACGAGGAAGCATACGATATGGCAAAAGCTATGATAGAGTTACAGAAAGATGGAATAGTAAAAGGCAAGATAGAAATAAACGGGGAATCTGGAGTAGAAATGAACAAGAAAATACAGACGAATATATCTAACGGAGCTACTTATGTTCAGGATACTTTCATGAAATTCGATGCGCAGGCTACTGATGGTTGGACTAATGTGACAAACACAAGCGGTCATACAGATAATTCCGATTCGAAACAGGGGGATTATTCACTTCAGTTCAGTCTTGCCGCAAGCCAGACATACGCTGCAATAACGAACACAAATATAACAACGACAAATATCAGTAACTATAAGAAAGCCAGTTTCTGGTTTTATGTAGGCACTTCTAAAAGAGTAAGCAAGATAACGCTCTTAATAGGTAATGATGTTAACAACTATATTGAGTGTTATATCTATCGGATAAAATCAGGCTGGAATTACGCAGAAGTTGACCTGAAAAACTATGATTCTTCTTATGGGACTCCAGACTTGACAAATATAGGAGTAGTGAGGTTCATATTCACTTACACAAGTGGAGACGCTGTTACAATTAGATTAGACGATTTACGCTGGCTTGATTGCAGGTATGATGTGGTCGGAATTACTCATCTTTACGGGGCAGGCAGAAAAAAATACAAAACACAGGTTGTAATAAATGAAAAGCCGAGATTTATTTCAGATTCAATTTCAAACATTCAGGGTCGGGCAAGTGGGGCTGTAAGCCTTGACAATCCATATAAATTCAAAGACGGAAGCTATCTGTGGTCAGCCGAAAGAGGGAATACCTTAACCTTAACTAACTGCGTTCAGGAAGATGATGGGATAACAATTTCCGATGTGAACGAGACAGCGACAGCTATAACGGAAACTAAAGCTCTTGGATTCAATGTAACTTATGGGCTCTGCAATTTAATCGGTAAAGACTTAGGCTCATCTAAAATAGAAATAAGCAATGATGGAGGTTCTACTTATGATGAGGCAATAATTGGAAGACCTGAACCCTTCACAGCGAGCAATGATGACATAAAGGTAAGAGTAAGTATATATAACGATATTATGATGCTACTTACATGGAAAAGTGATACTGGGGATGCTTATTACTCTAAAAGATGGTTTGATAGGTATATTTTCCCGCAGATTGAACAAAAAACTTACATAAGGAGTTATGTACTCAATACGCCTTATCTTAAAGGCTGTTACGATACTGAGAGGGATGTTCTTTGGATTACTGAAGGGACAGCGACAGATTCGGTAGTAAGGCAGATAGACCCGAAGACGTATAAAGAAATAAGCAAGTTTGATGTTAATGATTTATATCTTGAAGGAGTGGTTTATGACGGGACTTACCTTTGGGTTGCTGGTCTTGATATTTCTATTAACCCTATAATGAGGAAATATAGCACGGCAGGAGTTCAACAAGGCGGAGACATAACAACGGAAGACAGCCCATATGGATTAGCTTATGATGGCACCAATATCTGGTATACATATTCTAACTATATAGCCAAGATTAACCAGACTCAGGCTCTTTCTGATGGTTCATGTACTAATGCAAGCGGGAATGAGATAAGCAGGTTTCAGGATACGGATTTTAGCGGTTTTACAGACCTGACTTTTGACAGAGACGGAAACATTTGGGCGATAGGTTCTAATTATAGTTCGGGTAAATGGAGCGAATACCAAATAGTCAGATATACGACGAGCGGAACGAAAGTTTATGGCGTGAGTAAACCGTTCCTGAATACATACCCGATGAGCATTATTTACATGAAAGGAACGGCCTTAATCAACCCAAAATTACAAGGAATTGAGCTGAAATTACGAAAGTAAAGCTTTTAAAAAGAGAAAAAAAGTAAAAAGTAGGTGATGTAAATGTACCAAATCTTAACAGGAGTAGCGGCTGGAATAATGTATAGCCTCACAGGATTCGCAAAACAAAAAGGCGAAAAATTTGATTTAGAGAAATTTAGCTATACAGTTATTCTCGGTGCAGTAATCGGTGTTGGCGGTATGCTCTATAATCTGCCTTTTGCCGAAGTTGAGACGATAGCTATTAACATCGGAGCTGTGGCCTTGATAGAAAACATCATTAAAGCGATAAAAAGGAAATTTTTTTGACGAATAAATACATTCGTAATCAGAAAAAGGGTTAACCAATTTAAAACTTAACAATAAATTATTAAACATGATAAAAATAGATTATAAAATAAAAAAAAGGCTCTATATAGACAATAAAGATGTTTCCGTCGGAGTTATATGTGAATATAAAGGAAAAGAAGTAGCCATACTCTGGCGGAACGAAAAACACTTTTTTATTAAATTTAACGGCTTTGGGATTGATTTAAAGCTATATAATTTCATTTTGACCCATACTACCATTGAAGACATAATAATTTATTATACGGGCTCTAATGGGCTTATAATGTATTTCAGCAAGATAGATGACTGGCTAAATGGGGAAATAGTTGAATATGAAGGTTATGGCAAACAAATAGTTTTGCCGAAAACTAAAATGAAGGAGGAAAAAACATGGCAAGAACAACAGGCTGTTATGAATATGGCGATGAAGTAAAAGCTCTTGTTTTGAGTCTTATAACCGACAAGCCGATAACAAGGAATAGTATAACCAAAGAGCTTAATAAAATCCCGATATATCATAACATACATTACTACACAATCGGAAGGCTATTGACAGAGTTAGAGAAGGAAAACAAAATAAAAAAAATACAAATGAACAGGATGAATCTGTGGTATCGTAATGAAGTAACAAAAATAGTTAAACAATGAAAAATGATTGTAATTATAAATTTAGATTCTAAGCTTTAAAAAGGATATGACAAAAGTCGGACGAGTGTATATTTCTAACTAATAGAAAATATTTTTTTTTATTTTTTTTTTTAACGGTTCTAATTGTTGAAATGAAATGAAATGAAATGAAAGCTTTCACAAGTTATAACAATTAATATAATAATATATATATAAATTAATTAATTAATAGATAAATCTATTAATATATTATATTTATAACAATTAATTATAAAGACAAAAATCAAAAAAAGAGCAAATTTGAGCCATTTTTGGCAGAAATTGATTGATTTTTCTGGTTTTCGGAGCATTTTTTGGGGGTTTTTGAGTGATTTTTCTTGGTTTTAATTTTTGCCGTGTTTTTGAACAAAATTCAACAATTTCTGCTCTGAATAAGCAAATTTCCGTCAAAAACGATGATTTTTCTTTCATTTTTGCTGTGTTTTTTGAGGATTTTTAGAGCATCTTATATGTTATAACTATTAATTGTATAACTGGAGTAAAATAGCAAAAATAAAGAAATTTATTTAAATCTTTGAAACCATTATAAAAAAAAAAATAAAAAAAAATATTTGGGGAGGGATTGCTATGGAAATAAATCATAAAGTTTTAGAGTTGATTAAGTTCGTAAACGAAATTAGGCTCAGGAATATGGGTGGAATACATTTTAATGATTTTGAAAAAGAAATAATCCTGAGATGGGGTTATTCTGATTATATTATCAAATCAAAAATAAATGCAATGCGTAAATTAGGATTGATTGTTCTGCATGACTCAGCGCCGAATGTCTGGGTTTTACGGGCTTTCAATGAGAAATATGATACAACCAAAGATGAAGAAGAAGCAAATAAAATAATAGGAGAACTCAAATGAAAATGTCAGACTATCACCTGAGAATACTCGCAGAAGGGATAAATAATAGAGGTAGGGTGATGACTACTCTGGCTGAGAGGTTATATTCATCCCCTATTAGCCTTGAGTCTTGGGGTTTTTTGCGGTTAGACCC